ACCACAAGGAGAGAGCGATGCGTAGATTCGTGCTGATGGACGGAACCCCGGGCGCTGCAGGCGGTGGCGATCCCACGCCACCGGTGCCGCCCACAGCCACGCCACCCGCAACCCCGCCGGCCGGCGACCCACCCGCACCGCCCTCCGCACTGGCTCCACCTCCAGCGCCACCCGCCGAGTTCATCCCGGAGAAATTCAGGGTGATGTCTGGCGAGGCCCTGGACGTGGAGGCCAGCGCCCGCAAAATGGCCGAGAGCTACAACCAACTGCAGGCCCGCATGGGTACGGGTGACGTGCCACCGAAAGCCGCCGAGGAATACACGATCACGGTGCCGGACGCCTTCAAGGAATCGTTTGTCGAGGACGACCGCACCAAGGCATTCCGCACCGATGCGCTGGCGGCAGGGCTGACGCAGAAGCAGTTCGACTTCGTGATGGGCAAGTATTTCGCGGTGGCCCCCGAGCTGGTGACGGGTGCGATCGACACCACCGTCGAGACGACACGCGGGGCGCTGGAGAAAGCCTGGGGGCCTGAGTACGGCAAGCAACTGGACGCCGCAGCGCTGGCGTTCGACAAGTTCGCCGATCCTGCCGACAAGGGCAAGTTCGACAGCTTGATGACCGACCCGGCGCTGGCGTACCGCATCCTGGCCAAGATCGGCCCCGAGCTGCGCGAGGCTGGCGGCATTCCTCCGACTGCTGGCGGCGGTGGACAGGAGGACGTGAAGGCCCTGCTGCTGTCCGAGGCCAACACCAACCCGCGCCATCCCGATCACGCACGCACGCGCGCCACCATCGACGCGCACTATGCCAAGAAATACGGGACCGCACCCGTGACCTGAATCTCTCCTGGTGGACGGGCGTTGGAGCCCTTTGGCCGGTGGCGTCACAACCACCGGCCCTTTTATTTCCGGGAACCCGAACGCCACTCGGGCAGACACTGCGCAGCAATCGGCCCGGGGCGGCACCCGGATAACCATCGAAGCCAGTGCACAGCGATACGCCAAGGCTGTGGACTTTTGAGGGCCAGCGGCTGCGCTGACAACCCACAAGACCGGCGTGTGTTCTCTGACTGAAAGGGTCGAAATGAACACCACCATCACCGCTGCGTTTGTGCAGCAGTTCCATGACGGCTTCGTCGCCGCCGCAGAGCAGAAAGAATCGCGCTTCGAGTCCCGGGTCACGAACCGTGGCTCCATCGTCGGGTCGAGCTTCACCGCCAACGACATGGGCACCATCGAGATGAACACCGTGACCAATCGCTACGGCGACACGGAGTGGACCATCCCCGATGTCGGCGTGCGTCAAGCCCTGATGTCCGACTATGACCTGGCCGTGCCGGTTGACCAGTTCGACCTGCCCAAGCTCCTGGCCAATCCGCAAGGCGACTACCTGCAGCGTTGTCTCGCCGCTTTGCAGCGCAAGAAGGACGCCGTGATCTACGCCGCAATGGTTGGCTCCGCGCTGCGCAAGACCGACGAGTCGGGTTCTTTTGCCGGCGTCACGGTTCCCGCAGGGCAGGCCATCCTGAACGGCGGCACCGGCATGACCAAGGCGAAGATCATCCAGACGAAAAAGATTTTCCGCACCAACGAGGCCGACGAGCACAACGGCGAGGAACTCTACTTTGCCTACGACGCCGGCATGCTGGAGGACATCCTGACCGACACGCAACTGACCAGCGCCGACTTCATGGCCGTCAAGATGCTGCAGGAAGGCAACATCACCGGCAAGTGGATGGGCTTCAACTGGGTTCCGTACCAGAACTTCAGCGGCACCACGCACAAGCTGGCAGTCGCCTGGTGCAAGTCCGGCGTGCATGTTGGCACTGCCATGCAGGGCATGGTGGACATCGGCCCGCGCCGTGACAAGCGCAACCTGATCCAGATTTACGTCCCGATGTCCATTGGCTCCGTGCGAGTCAACGAGCAAAAGGTCGTGACCGTCGAGTACACCGTTTAAGGGGAACGAAATGCCTGAAGTTCGCAGCACTCAGACCACGGCCATTGCGGCCGGCTACAAGGTCTTGCCCTCGGCAGAGCATGGCCGTCGTCGCCTGTTCTATGCGGAGTACGTCAACGGCGCCAGCACGCTGGCGACCAGCGACACGATCTACCTGGGCGACCTGCCCAAGGGCGCGCGGATTTGCCACGACTGGGTGTTGAATTTCAGCACCGGCACGGCATCGTGCACGCTGGACGTGGGCTATCGCAAGAAGTCTGACGGCACCGTGATCGACGTGGATGGCATCGCCGACGGCGTTGCAGTCACCACTGCCGGCCAGGTCGCGCTGAACAACGGCAGCGGCTTGGCGGCAGGCCTGTCCTACGTCACCACGGAGGTCGTCGAGGTCTACGCCACGGTTCTGGTTGCCGTCCTGGCCGCGAACCAGAAGCTCATCTTCGAAGGCTCCTACGTCCAAGACTGACGCGCTCGGCGTCTGATGCAGGCCGGGAGCGTTCGCGCCCCCGGCTTTTTTCATGAAAGCAGCACATGGCGACTTCCGTTTCAATCTGCTCGAACGCACTGCTCCGGCTTGGCGCACAGACCATCGCCAGCCTGTCGGAGTCCAACGACCGGGCCCGGATCGCTGCCAACCTGTACGAGAGCGTGCGCGACTCGACCCTGCGCTCGCACCCGTGGAACTGCGCCGTCAAGCGTGTCGTGCTGGCCCCTGACACCGAGGTGCCCGCGTTCGACTTCACTGCACAGTTCACCCTGCCCAGCGACTGGATGCGCACCCTGCAGGTAGGGCAAGACGGATTCCAGGGCGACTACCGCACCGAGAGCGGCAAGATCATGGCAAGCGGCACAAGCCTTGCCCTGCGCTACATCTGGCGCAACACGGTCGAATCGACGTGGGACGCGATGCTGGTCGAGGCGATGGAACTGGCGATGGCCGCAAGCATGGCCTACGGCATCACCAAGTCCTCCGCGATGGTGGAGACGCAGACCCGGCTTTACCGCGACCACATGAAGCGCTGCCGTGCCACCGATGGGCAGGACGATCCGCCTGACACGCTGGGCGACTTCCCGCTGATGCAGTCGCGCTTTGGCGGGGCTTTCCGCTACGGGCCGGGCCGGTGACATGCCGCGCGTAACGGTTTTAGCCACCAACTTCACAGCGGGCGAGATCAGCCCGCAGTTGTATGGGCGCTCGGACGTGGCAAGGTATCAGAACGGCGTGCGCGCCATGCGCAACACCATCCCGCAAATCTACGGCGGGGCCAAGCGCAGGCCCGGGACGATCTTCGTGCGCGAGGTCAAGGACAGTGCCGACCTGACGCGGCTGATCCCCTTCGTGCTGAACGCCACGACCGCGTACATCATCGAGGCCGGCGACCTCTACCTGCGGTTCTACAAAGACAACGCGGTCCTCGGCGCACCCTACGAGGTGGTGTCGCCCTATTCCTCTGCCACCATCTTCGAAGTGGACTACACCCACGGCGAAGACACCATGTTCCTGTTCGCCGCAGCTGTGGAGCCCTACCGGCTGGTGCGCATCGCAGACACGAATTGGACGCTCGGGGCGGCGGTGTTCGTCAACACGCCATTCGAGGAGCCCGGCAGCTACCCGGCGTCCACCATGACCGCATCGGTCGCCTCTCCTGCCGGCGCTGCCGTGACCATGACCGCAGGCGCTGCCGTGCTGTCTGCTGGCCTGGTGGGTTCGAGCATCAAGATTAACGGCGGGATCGTGAAGCTCACGGGCTACACCTCGACCACGATCATGACCGGCATCATCAAGCAGGAATTGAGCAGCACGACCGCTGCGCCTGCTGATGCCTGGAGCCTGCACGCGCCGGCATGGTCGGCTGGCCGGGGCTACCCGCGCACCGGCACCCTGTACGAGCAGCGGCTGGTCGCCGGTGGCTCGCCAACCTTCCCGCAGACGGTGTGGGGCAGCGTGACCGGGGCTTACCTCGACTTTCAGCAGGGCGTGGACGACGATGACGCATTCGCCTTCAAAATCGCCAGCGACTCGACCAACCCGATCCAGTACCTGGCCGGCAGCACGCAACTGATCGCGCTGACCAGCGGCGGGGAGTTCACGATCCAGGGTGGCCTGGAAAAGCCGCTGGCACCGACCAATGCTCAGATCAAGCCACGCAGGAACCACGGCTGCGCGCTGGTTCGCCCGGTGCGCGTGCTGGATTCCGAGATGTTCGTGCAGCGTGCCGGCAGGAAGCTGCGGGCGCTTGGCGATGTCGATGGCCTGGACAAGTGGGGAGCGCCCGACCTGTCGGTGCTGTCCGAACACCTGACCGAGACCGGCATCGTGGATATGTGCTGGCAGCAGGAGCCGGACTCGATCATCTGGCTGGTGCGCGAGGACGGCAAGCTGGCATCCGTCACCTACGACCGCGACCAAGACGTGACCGCCTGGGCCCTGCATGACCTGGGCGGCATCGTGGAGTCCATCGCCTGCATCCCGACTGCGACCGCCGATCAGACATGGATCGTCATCAAGCGCACCGTCAACGGGTCGGACAAACGCTACATCGAGCGCCTGTCCCTGGACGTGCGCAGCGACAGCGCCCTGGTGCTGACTGGCGCATCGGCCACGGTCTGGAGCGGTCTGGGCCATCTGGAGGGCAAGGCCGTCGATGTGGTGGCCAATGGCTACTACGCCGGCCGGTACACGGTCGCCAGTGGCTCGATCACTCTGGACCGGGCTGCGACATCGGTGGAAATCGGCCTGCCCTACACCAGCAGCATCGAACTGCTCCCGCCCGAAATCCAGACCGGCATGGGCTCGGCATCCGGCCACGCCATGAGTGTCAGCGAGGTGTCGGTGCGGTTCCATGAGACGACCGGCTGCAAGGTGCAGGCGCTGGCCGCAACCGCTGACGAGTTGACCTTCAGGCAGACCGGCGACGATGTGCTGGATCAGCCGCCCGCGCTGTTCTCCGGCATCAAGCGCATCGAGTGCCTTGGCTGGGAGCGCGGAGACGCGCCGCTGACACTTTCGCAGGATTTGCCCATGCCCTGGCATGTGCTGTCCGTCACCCGCATCCTCACGGTGAACGCAGGATGATCCGCGCTGCACGCCTTGACGACATCCCGCGCTTGGTGGACCTGGGCGCTGTGATGCACTCCGAGAGCCCGCGTTTCCGGGACTTTGCCTATCAGCCTGCCCGCGTGGGCGAGATGATCGAATGGCTCATGGGTTCGCCCCAGGGGCTGGTGCTGGTGGCAGAGCAGCCGCTGGAGGGCGTGATCGGCGGTCTGATGGCGATGACCATGCCGCACTATGCCTGTGATCTGGTGCAGGCCAGTGATCTGGCGTTTTTCATCCACCCCGAGTTTCGCGGCGGCTCGCCTGCTTTGCGGCTGGTGCGCGGGTATCTGGACTGGGCGCAGGAGATGGGTGCGGAGCCATCCATCGGCATCAATACCGGCGTGCAGCCCGAGCGCACGGGGCAACTGTTGGCGGCTCTCGGCGCAGATCAGAGCGGAACCATTTGGACTTGGGGGGCAAATTCATGTGCATCAGCGCGTCGATGATGATGGCACTATCGACCGGCGTGTCGGTGGTGGGCCAGTTGCAGCAGGGGCAGGCGGCGAAGGCTGCAGCCAACGCCGAAGCACGCAACGCCGAGAACCTAGCCGCGCAGACGCGTGACGCCGCCATGCAGGAAGCCAAGCGCATCCGGCTGGCGGGGGACCGCACGCGAGGCGCTGCACGGGCACAACTTGCGGCCAGCGGGATCGACGTGAACAGCGGAACGGCTGTGACCATCGAGGACGACATCGGCACGAGCTCGGAACTTGACGCCTACAACACCCTTCTGACCGGCGACCGCAAGGCGACCAGCCTGCAGGACTCTGCCGCCATCTCCCGCGCCCGAGGCAAGAACGCCGTCACGTCGAGCATGCTGGGGAGCGTATCGACCGGGCTGCAAGGCTGGAAGGCGGTACGGGCTCCGCAGGTGAGTGCGCCGGGTTACGCTGAACCGTTTCGGGGGCCACGGTAATGGCGCGCATCCCCCTGGGCGACTTCGGTGGTGTGGTGGCTCGCCCGGTCGAGCGGCCGTCAGGCGGTCCGGATGCCTATGGCGCGGGTGTAGGACAAGCCCTACAGAATGCAGGCTCCATCGGCATGCGCGCTGCTGGCCAGGAGATGGATCAGGCGGCAGCAGAGGCTGACCGCGCCAAGCGCCAGGACGAGGCAGACGCCAAGCAAGCGGCGCGAGAGGTGGCCGCAGAGATTAAGGCAGCGCAGCGCCAGGCCGAGGCAGAGGCCAAAGCAGCGGCGCGTGAAGCCGCACGGGTCAAGGCCCTGACGGCATCGGCCACGATCACCAACGGCCTGAACGACCTGCACGACGAGATCCAGAACGGGCTGGCCGACGGCACGGTGGACAAGGGCAAGGCGCTGGAGATTTTCCAGACCCGGGCGCAGAAGCTGCAGGCCGCAGGCATCGAGGGCGTGGACCCGGAGAATCGCCCGCTGGTGGAGGCGAGCCTTCTGGACAACGTGGGCCGCACGCGCCGGTCGGTCGCCGGTCTGGTGGCAGCACGCGAGAAAGCCGACATCATGTCGGGCGGCATGGCCTACTTCGAGGAGATGCAGCGGTTCGCGGTGCGCGGCCCGAAGGAGGCCGACCAGGCCATCGCCAACGTGCGTGCATTCTGGGCGGCCACCGGCCCGATGGCGGGCGACAAGGATGCGCAGGCCCGGGTGCAGCAGTTCGCCGAGCGCGTGCGGTTCACCCAGGCCACAGCACTGGTGAACGCCGACCCGGGCGCGGCACTCAAGGCCCTGAAAGACCCCAAGTACCTGCCCGAACTGGACCCGGGCGCACGCACGAACCTGATCCAGACCGCCGACGTGCGGGTGACGCAGGCCGTAAACCGGGCCGAGGTCGCCAGCGCGGCGGCAGCGCGCAGGCTGGAAACCCAGTGGAATGCCCTGTCCACCGTGTTCGACGCCGGCAAGATGCTCGACCCGGCAGCGGCAGAGGCTGCGCGCCGGCAGTTCCGGGGCACGCCCTACGCTGCGGCACTCGACGCCATGATGACGCAAGCCCCTGCCACGTCGGCATTCGCATCGCAGCCGCTGGCCGCACAGTCGCAATCCCTGATGGCGTTTCAGGCCACCATGAACACCAAGGGCGCGACGCCCGAGATGATCGCCGAGTACAAGAAGCGCGAGACGGTCTACAAAGCGGCGGTGGCCGACTACGCGAAAGACCCCTATCAGGCAGCGGCAGAGCGCGGGGTAATCGTCGGCGTTTCCCCGCTATCGCTGGACATCCAAGCCCTGCCGGCTCAGCTTGCGGCCCGGGCCGAGGACGCGCGCAAGGTCAGCGTGGCGGCTGGCCGGGAGGTGTCGCTATTCCGTCCCGAGGAAGCCGAGAAGATCGGCGGGGTTCTGCTTGCCATGCCACCCAAAGACCGGGCCGGCGCACTGGTCGGGCTGTCCAAGGTCATGACCGTGGGCCAGCGCGCAGCCTTTGCCAAGCAGATCGAGCCAAAGGATCAGGCGCTTGCCCTGGCCTTGGCCTACACCGACCGGCAGACGACATCGGGCCGGTACACCTCGGAATTGATCCTGCGCGGGCAGCAGGCGCGGCTGGACAAGACCAGCACCAAAGGACTGAAGCAGCCCGACGCAGCGGTGGGCCAGTGGTCTGCCGAGTTCGCCGACAGCCTGGCCGATGTGTACCCCAACCAGCAGACCGCCGACCAGGTGCGAGAGGCGGCGATGCTCATCAGCCACGGGATCGCGGCAGAGCAGGGCGGCGAACTGTCCACCAAGGATCGGCAGCGGGCTTTGCGTTTGGCGGTCGGCGGCGAGGTGGTCGAACACAACGGGCGCAAGATTCCCCTTCCTGCCGGCGTGGACGAGGACGGCCTGGCCAAGCGCCTGCGCACCGTGACCCCTGCCGACATCAAGACCGACACCGTGCGCGCGGGCGGCGTGCCGATGCCCGCTACCGAGTTTCTGAAAACCCTGCCCGGTCTGCCGCTGATGCCGTACCGCGCCGGCCAGTTCACGCCGCTGGTGGGTGGCCGTCCGGTGGTGGATGGTGCTGGCCGTCCGATCCTGATCGAGGTGCGGTAGTGGACTTCGACAATTCCACCCAAGTCGATGCCCTGGCGAAACTCCCGCCAGAGCCCGCCAAGCCTGCCGAGCGCAGCGCCTGGGGCTGGGTGCCGCGCATCACCAAGGCGGCAGTGGCAGGCGTTGCTGGTTCCGTTGCCGATGTGGTCAAGGGCGCGGCGGCGGCTGATGCCCTGACGCTGGCCGCTGATCCCAGGGCGCGTGGCGCATTCACTGCCGAGCAACTGCAGGCCGGGCAAGTCGAGGGCCAGCGCCAGATCGACACGGGCGAGGCGATGACATCCACGCTGGGCGACTCGTTCAGGCAAGTGCAGCGCGATGCCCGGCCTGATCCACTCACGGCGGGGCAAGCGGAGACCATCGTCTTCGGCGTGGCCGAGCCCATGCTTAAGCTGATCGGCAGCGGGCTGACGCTGGGGCCGTTCGGGCTGGGTGCGGCAGCGTTAGAGATTGGCCTGCAGCAGTCCGACGATCTGAGGCAGCAGGGCGTGGACTTCCAAACGCGGACCAAGGTGGGCGCGCTGACGGCGGGCGTCACCGGGCTGAGTGTGGCACTTCCTCTTGCCGGCCAGACGCTCAAAGGCACGGCGGGTTACTACGTGCTGGGCGGCCCGGGCGGCTTTGTCGCGCAGCAGACTGCCACCAGCGAAATCCTGAAGCGCGCCGGTTACGCCAAAATCGCCGAGCAGTTCGACCCGCTGGACCCTGTAGGGCTGGCGATGTCGGCGCTGATCCCGCTGCCGTTTGCTGCCTACGGGGCGCGCAATGTGGTGCGGGCGAGGAATGCGGCGAAGGCGGGCGATGTTCCGCCCGTTGCCCCTGTTGCGCCCGAGCCCCCGACCGTCCCGCGCGAGGCAGTGGACGCGGCGATGGTGCACAACTTGACGTTGCAGCGGCAGGCGCAGACAGCAGTGCAGGAGCGCGTGCGGACCCTCGGGCCAGCGGAGGTGCTGCGTGCCGAGGTAGAAACCCGCGTTGCCGATCTGCAGGGCCAGCGTGCCGAGTTGCTGCCAGATGCCGGGGCGCTTGCCGGACGCGGCGAGATTCGTGCAGCCCGCGAGGAACTGAAGGCGCTGGAGCAGACCCGCCCCGCAGACACGCCCGAGGCCATCCGGGAGCGCGCCAAGGAAATCCAGGCGCAGGAACGGGTGAGCTACAAGGCGGCGCTGTCAACGGCCACCAAGGAGATTGCCGGCCGGGTGGCGGATCATGCGGCGGCTGTCGCTCGCGTCACCGACTTCATTGAAACCAACGCCCGCGCCCAGCAGGCTGTGGGCAGGATTGCGGAACTGGACAAGTCGATTGCGCTGCTGCAAAAGGAGGTCGAATTCCTGCAGACCGGCACGCGCACTGCTGACCCGGTGAAGCAGCCCGGCATGCTTGCACCGGCAGCAGACACCGCGCCCACCCCCAAACCCGAACCCGCCACCCCCTACGGCGCCCTGACCGAAGCCGTCACCAAAGCACAAGACGAGTTCGCAGCCTTCCAGAAAGCAGGCGGCACGCTGGACGAGTTTCTGGCACAGCGCGAACTCCCGCCCGCCGTCAACAACCTGCTGATCGGCCTGACCGAGACCATGAAAGACCCGCGCCGGGCGAAGGCGCTGCTCGATCTGGTGGCGAAGAACGCAGGCGACACGACCAAGAGCGCGGCGGATGTGACGGCTGATGCTGTGGAGGGCGTGCGCACCCTGACCGACGCCGACCTGACCAACACCCCACCCGACACCATCGCAGCCAAACCCGACCCGCTGATGCAGTCCGTGACCGAGCGAGTTGCAGCGGTGGAACTGACGAACCCTGACATGGTGGTCGGGACTACGGAATCCGGGAACCCGATAACGGTTCGTGATGAACTCGCACGCATCCGCAAGGAAGCATTCGAGGGCACGGACGTGGAACTAGGTGCCAAGGACGCTGATCTGGTCAGCGTGGCGGCGAATTGTGCATTGACGAACGGAGGTTAACTCATGGCAAAAGCCATTCCTGATGCGATTCTCGACAAGACTCTGGACGAAATCGCCACAGCCACACGAATGGTGTTGTGCAACGCGCAGCCAACGACCTACACGGAGGCAAACGCGACCTTTGCGCTGGCCGATGTGACGATGGGCGGCGGCGACTTCACCAAGGCCAACGGCGACACCAGCGGACGCAAGGTCACGGTCGCCGCAAAATCCGGCGTGCTGATCGACACCAGCGGCACGGGCAACCACATCGCCCTGGTGCGGGTGTCGGACACCACGCTGATCTACGTGACGACCTGCAGCTCGCAGGCGGTGACGGCGAACGGGTCGAACACGGTGAACTTCCCGGCCTGGGACATCGAACTGGCAGACCCGGCCTGACCATGCCCATCGTCTCCAGCACTTTTACCCAAGACGCGCACACCCAAAAGGATGGCGGGCGTTATGTGGTCGAGCGCCACACGGATGACGCTGGACAGGTGTATCAGGTCGGCCCGTGGCTGGCCCCTGTGGGCTTCGATGTGCAGGCCCGTGTGAACAGTCGCGCATCGGAGATCAACGCGCAGTTGGCCGAGGCAGAGGCAGCGCAACTGCTGGGGCAGGACTGATGGCTCTCAATCTTCGTCACCAGACTCCGGCGCAGTTCGCAGCGCGGTTCTGGGAGCGTGCGCGGGATGCTGACCGGGTGGAGTTTTCGCGCCTGATGTACTGGCTAACGCGCAGGCTTGTTGCTGGTGATCTGACAGACACGCAAGCACGCAACAGCTTCAACACGGCATTCGGGCGCAGCCTCACGGCGCAGCAGTGGACGACCCTGCGGGCGAACCGCATCACCCCGGCGCATGACCGTTGGGCGGCGATTCTGGCGGAAGGGGCGTTGTAATGGCGACTTACTTCCTCTGGAGTGGTGCAGGCGGGTCTGGAACTGGGGCCGATTGGACGAACGCATACACGACCTATGCGGCAGCAATTGCAAGCAAGGCTGCGGGCGACATCATCAAGGTCCACAAGACGCACACCGAGGAACTAGCGGCAGACACGACATTCACGCATTCTCAGAGCATCAGCGTAATCTGCGTGGACAAGGACGCAAGTGATGCGCTGGCAACGATGGGCACGGCGGCGTGGATCGGGAACAGCACCTCGAACCGCGGCATCACGATGGCTGGAGCGTTTCGCGTTTTTCTGTATGGGATCACCTTGCGGACTGCTGGTGGAACGGCAGACAACATGGTGTTGGGCGGGACTGACGGCTGTCATTTTGAATATGAGTCATGCTATTTCTGGCATGGCAACACGGGCGCAAATAGCGGCATATTCACTGCTACTGCAGACGTTCAATCATTTGTGAAAGCGAAGAACTGCACTTTTAGATTGAATTTGACCACGGCAAGAATTGGTCTTGTCTCCAAGTTGGTCATTGAAGGCGGCGAGTTGGCGGCAACAGGCACCATTCCTACGGGCGGGCTGTTTATCGCGGCCACTACAGACCCTGCGGGCGCATCAGTCGAGGCTGTCGGCTTCGATATGTCCTACCTCGGGTCGAACCCCATCGTAGGCAACGCAACAACGAACGTATTCACGGCCCGATTCGCCCAGTGCAAACTCGGCACCGGCTTCGTCCCCCTTGCCACACAGACAAACCTGAACCGCTCCAGCGCGGAGGTGTACCTATTCGACTGCGCTGTTGGCGACACGCACGGCTTCTTCGGGTACTACAACCCAATGGGCAGCGTCATCAGCGATGGCATCGGCGGCAGTGGCATCTACTTCACATCCGGCGCGGCAGGGCAAAGCTGGAAGATCACGACGACCCCGCATTGCTCGTACTACACGCCGTTTGAAACCCCCTGGTTCGGCTACTACAACACCGTCACGACAGCCATCACGCCATACGTCGAAATCCTGCGCGACGGGTCTACGACTGCGTACCAAGACAATCAAGTCTGGTTTGATGTTGCGGCCAAGACAACGAGCGGGTTTGTCACGGCGTCTCTGTTCACCGACCGCATGACGCTGCTCGGCTCCCCGACAAACCTGCCTGCAGGCGCTGGGCTTGGATCGTGGACGGGCGAGAGCGGCACAGCCTGGAGCGGCAAGGTTGAGCTAGGGTCCAGCATCACTCCCGCAGAAGTCGGGCATATCCAGGCGCGGATTGTGGTGGGTGCGCCGTCCATCACCGTCTACGCAGACCCACAAATCCGCACGTAAATCATGGCAACGACCAGCCGCGTCACGCCTTGGGGTTGGGAGCAGGGCGATGACTCTGCTGATTCCTCGCGGGTCACGCCTGGGGGGTGGGAGCAGGTAATTGGGGTGGGTGGCGGGGGAGTCGACCTGACGATCCAAGACGCCACACACGCGCACACCGCAGACAGCCTCACGCTCACGGTCACCACCTCGACCGACCTGACGATTGCCGACGCAACGCACGCGCACGCAGCAGACAACCTCACCCTGACCACCACCGGGGCGGTGGACCTGACGATTGCCGATGCACTGCACGGGCACACTGCAGACAATCTGACGGTCAGTGTCAGCGGGGCGACGGACCTGACGATTCAAGACGCCACGCACGGGCACAGCGCGGACAACCTGACGCTGACAGTTGAGGGCTCGACCGATCTGGCCATTCAGGATGCGGCGCACGCACACACGGCGGATTCGCTGGCTCTGACGATCACCGGGGATGTGGAAAGCCTGGGCGGCGGCAAGAAGATGCCAGCCGGGCGCATCCGCTGGCAAGACTACGATGTGCCGCTGCCAGAGCCTGCACTGCTGCCGGTGCCGCCCGAGGCCAAGCCGACGCCAGAACCTGCAGCGCCAGTGTCTGCGCTTGCCCCGCGCTCGACTCTTGCCAAACCGCGCAAGGTGAAGAAGCCGCAGCCGCCCGCCGTTCCAGATGCGCCGCAGCCCGTCGATCTGGTCGTGGTTGCCGCGCCTGCTCCTGCGCGCGTAGAGCGCCCTCCGGTGGTTGTGGTCGCAGTTGTGAACCTGAACATGGAGCCTGCCAGGCCGCGCATTACAGCGCCAGCCGAGATACTGGCGACGGCGGATTCAATGGACCGCGATGCGCTGCTGCAGGCCGTCAAGCTGCTGGCGCGGATTCAGATCGGGCCGCAGTTGGTCAGGTCGCCACGCGCCAAGCTCATCCGGCAAGCGCAATGATCGACAGCACGCCACCGACCGCCGCGAGGATCGCCATGCACTTGAGCCAGATTTTGCTGTACTCCCATGCGTGCTTGAGCGAACCGGACACCAGAAAGCCGGCCAGCGGAACGATGCCCAAGAAGACGACCAGCAGCCCGGCCAGTTTCAGATAACGAGGAAGGTCTTCCAGATGAACCCCAATTGCATCGCGGCAGTGACGGCAGCAGCAGGCAAGGCCTTGACGCCTGCCAAGATCAAGGCGATCGACGACGCATTGTCCTCCAAGATGCGGGAACTGGCACGCCGGGACCGGCAGCGGTGGCAAGGCATGTCCAAGGATCAGCGCATGGTCGAGGCGTCCGTCGAGGCAATGGCCGACATCCAGAAGGCTGCGGCGCTCAAGGAATACCGGGCTTCTCTGCAGATCCTGCGCACGGCAGAGACGAACAGCCGCATCGAGCAGCAGATGCAACTCTCCGACGTGAGCCGCTCGGCCGGTCTGGTGCGCGACATAGAGAACGTGCAGGGCTACATCGACGCTACGCGCAACGATTCCATCTCCAACCTGGGCGACTTGCTGGAGGCCGCTGGCAACCGCGACGGCACCGGGCTGCTGCGAAACCTCGGCATGTGGATATTCGATCTGGACAACCCGGCCATGACGGCAGACGTTGTGCGCGAGGTGTTCAGGCTGGCAGACGGGCACACCGGCAACGCTGCAGCCAAGGCGGCGGCGAAGGCGTGGCTGGACACCATCGAGGGCATGCGCCAGCGGTTCAACGCGGCAGGCGGCGACATCGGGAAACTGGGCTACGGCTACCTGTCGCAGGCCCATGACGCCGTGAAGGTGGGCGATGCTGGTGCACAGGCTTGGGCGCAGAAGGTCGCACCGCTGATGGACCGCAACCAGTACCTGCGCGAGGACGGGAGCCTGATGGACTTGCCCGAAATCACGCAAATGCTGGAGGCCGCGCACGACACCATCAGCACGGGCGGCGGCAACAAGGTCGCGCCGGGGCAGTTTCGAGGGTCTGGAGCCAGGGCGAACAGCGGCAGCGAGGCCCGGGTGCTGCACTTCCGCGATGGTGACGCCTGGATGCAGTACATGCAGGAGTTTGGCCAGGGCTCGCTGTACGACTCCATGATGGGCCACATCGGCGGCATGGCCCGCGACATCGGGCTGGTGGAGAACTTTGGCCCGAACCCGGAGCAACAGTTCCGGGTGCAAAACGACATGGCAGCGCGGGCGGATGGCAAGGGCGCGAACCCGATGCCCGAGCGCGTGAAGCTCAACATGCCGGATGCGTACTGGGCTATCGTGTCGGGCAAGAGTGGCAACCCGGAGAACCTGGGCATTGCGCGGCTGGGGCAGGATCTGCGCAACCTGCAGACGGCGGCGAAGCTGGGCGGGGCGGTGCTGTCATCCACCACCGATATTGCGACCATTGCTGCCAGCCTGCACTACAACCAGTTGCCCTACTTCGACATGCTCAAGAACCTGGGCAAGCAGTTCAGCCGGGAACAGCGCGACTTCTTGCGGGTGCATGGCGTGATCGGCGAGGCTGTCACCAGCACGCTCAACCGCTGGACGGGCGACAACCTGACGCACAGCCTATCCGGGCGCGTGGCCGGCAGCGTGATGAAGCTGTCGCTCATGAACGCCTGGACCGATGGCCTGCGCGGCGCATTCTCGGCAACCATGATGCAAGGATTCGCCAAGAAGGCGGGCAAGGCGTGGGGCGACCTGACCGAGTGGGATCGGTTCCTGATGCAGAGGAAGGGCGTCACCGAGGCCGACTGGTCGATCATCAGCCAGGCCACGCCGACCGAGCGCAACGGGGTCAAGTACCTGACGCGGGACGCCATCGAGGCGGTGCAAGACCCGAATGCTCGAGCAGCCGCCACCCGCTGGATGGCCTTCGTGTCGGATGAGGCGCAGTTTGCCGTCATCAATCCCGACATGGCAACGCGGGCGATTGTGACTGGTGGCGGCATGCCCGCTGGGACCATCAGGGGCGAGGCGGCTCGCGCCTTCTGGCAGTTCAAGTCCTTCCCGACCGCCATGATCACCCGGCATTGGGCGCGGGTGTTTGAGACGCCGCAGGGCCTGGAGGGCGCGCCAACTGGCTACGATGCGCAGACTGCCGGGGGCGGTGCGGCCAACAAGGCGGCTGCAGCCAGCAAGCTGGCGGTGCTGGCAGCCCTCAACGTGTCGCTGATGATGATCGGTGCCATCGTGCTACAGAACAAAGCGCTGGTGCAGGGCAAAGACCCGTTCGACATGACCACAAAAGGATTCTGGGCGCGTGCCGCATCACAAGGAGGCGGCTTGGGGTACATCGGCGATGTGCTGCTCAAGTCCGAGGGCGGAACATTCAAGGGGCGCGAGTTCGAGAACGTGCTGGGCGTGGTGGCCGGGCCATCTGGTGGCGCTGTGGGTGGCCTGCTCGACCTGACCGTCGGCAATGCCAAGCAGGCGGCAGCGGGCGAAAACACCGACATGGGCAGCGAGGCAATCCGCCTGACGAACAGCAACCTGCCCTATGCAAACCTGTGGCAGACGCGGGCGCTGTGGGAGCATTGGGTTCTCCATAACCTGCAGGAAGCGGCAAACCCCGGCTACCTCTCGCGCATGCAGAAGCGGGCGCAGAAGGATTTTGGCCAAGGCTATTTCTGGGCACCGGGCGAGCCCTTCCCGGACCGCGCGCCGGACTTCGGCAACATGATAGGAGAGTGACATGCGACCTGACCAGATTGCACGCCTGCGCGAGTTGCAGGAGAAACTCGCCGAGATCGTGCTGGAGGAAGCCGACCCGGACAACTGGAGCGGGGCCGGCACTCCGATGGATCAACTGTCCCGGGACGAGAGGGGCAACAGGTACTGGGAGAAGAAAAACGCAGCCGCAACCTTCGCCCTGCTTGAGCGCACCACCTCGACCCTGAGCTACAGCCCGGCAGACGGCGAGCCGGCAGCGCAGGAGGTGGACATCGAAAAGCAGATCGCCAAGCGCGAACGCGAGGCGCAGGCGCTGCTTGATGGCGTGATGAAGAAAGCAAGAAAGACGGCTTTCGATGAGCGCGCCATCGGGAAAAAATAAGGCGTCCTTAGTAGCGTTTTTCCTTGAGTGGGCCGAGGTCAAACGCTGGGACGTTCCCGCCATCCATGTGCAGGCATGCCACTGGCTGGAGAACTGCGGCGACCTGGCCGTGCTGCGCTGCTTCCGGGGCTTTGGAAAGTCCACGCTGCTGGCGGTCTACAACGCCTGGCGCTACTACCGCGACCCGACGCACCGAATCCTGCACCAGGGCGCTGACGACCAGATGGCCTACAAGACCAGCCGGGACACCCAGCACGTCCTGCGCAATCACCCGTGGACAACCGGCATGCTGCCCGACAGGCCGGGCCCGGTAGAGCAGTGGTGGGTCGAGGGCTCGGACGATCCCCGAAACGCATCCATGTTCGCCAAGGGGATCACCTCCACCACCACATCGAGCCGGGCCGACGAGTGCCAGAACGATGACGTGGAGGTTCCGAAGAACATCAGCAACCCCGAGGCACGCGAGAAGATGCGCAACCGCCTGGGCGAACAGGTGCACATCATGGTGCCCGGAGCAAAACAGATGTTCATCGGAACGCCCCACACGCATGACAGCCTGTACGACGAGCAGGAAAAGCTGGGCGCTGACTGCCTGACCATACGCATGTTCGAGCGCGAGCATCGCATCGAGGAGGCGGCAAAGACCCGCTACGGCGTGCCGTTCGTGCCGGATCTGGTGTTCTTCGGCATCGGCAAGTCCGCACGCTTGCTGGTGGCCGGGGTGGACTACCGCAACACCCAGGACGGCATCGAGTTCGCCGAGCCGCCGATGGGGCTGGTGGACTGTTACGCCGGGTGCGCCTGGCCGGAACGATTCGACCATGCCGAACTGCTCAAGCGGCGCAGGAAGACTCGCACGATCAACGAATGGGACTCGCAGTACCAACTGCACAGCAAGCCGGTCGGAGAGCAGCGCCTGAACCCCGAGCGCATGGTGGCCTACAACGCAGAGCCGGTGATTCGCCACGCCAACGGCGAAACCCTGCTGATGCTGGGAGACGTGCGGATTGTGGGCTGCAAGGCCCGCTGGGACTGCTCGCTTGGCAAGATCAAAAGCGATGCCAGCGCGGTGTCGGTCGTGTTCACTGACGAGGTGGGCCGGCTGTACTGGCACCGGGCGGAGGCCATGACCGGCGAACTGGAGGAGTTCGACGACGATGGCCGCACCTTGATCGGCGGGCAGATCAAGCAACTGATCGACCTGCTGACGCCGCTGCAAGTCCCCTCTATCACCATCGAGACGAACGGCCCTGGGGGGTTTCTGGTGCCCATCGCCAGGAAGCACCTCAAGCGGTACGGCATCGCGGTGACGCCTGACTTCGAGCGCGAGAACAAGCAGCAGCGCATCCTTGACGCCTTCGAGCCGCCCCTATCCAGCGGGTTCCTGTGGGCGCATGTGTCGGTGATCGACGGTCCTGCCGGCAAGCAGATGGCTGACTTCGACCCGATGCAGCGCAACCAGCCGGACGACTACATCGACTCCGCTGCCGGCGCCATCGCAGCGACCCCGGTGCGCGTGGGCAAGGTGATCGGGCAGGTTTCCGGGAACCCGAACGGCAAGGGGCGTGAAGATTGGCGGCCATCAGCGGGTGTGCATGAGGTCGAACTAGAGGCGTAAGCCGCGCCCGCGCACAACACGCGAGGTGCCCTTTGACAGTTTCAGCACAGACCACCGTCAACAGCAGCACCGGCAACGGTGTGACGACGGTTTTCCCCTACGCCTTCAAGATCCTGCGTGATGCGGATCTGGAGGTTCTTGTCGACGGGGTCGTAAGGACCCTGACCACACACTACACGGTGAGCGGGGTTGGCGTCGATGCTGGCGGCAATGTCACGTTTCTGAGTGCACCAGCAAACGGCGCCACTGTGGTGCGTCGGCGCAACATGCAGTTCCTGCGTGCGGCGGACTACCAGTATCAAGGCGATCTGCCGAACACGGTTCTGAATCCAGACCTTGACGCGCCGGTGATGATGGCGCAGCAGTTGCAGGAGCAAGTCGGGCGCAGCGTGCGCGGGCCAGGCGGCGAGACATGGGACGAATTGCCGGCGGCTGCGAGCCGGCTGGACAAGCTGCTGGCATTCGACGCGACGACCGGAGCGCCCGAGCTTTCCACCTTCACACAGACCCAGCTTGCTAGCGCAGTCGCCGCAGCCTACGCCGCAGGCTCCACGGCAGATGCGGTGACGTTCCTGCAGGAGGGTACTGGCGCGGTGTCTCGCAGCGTACAGGCCAAACTCCGTGATCAAGAAAACCTCTCGCCCTTCGACTTCGGGGCGGTGGGTGACGGCACGGCAGACGACACCACGGCGGTGTCCAACATGGTCACGGCGCAGGCGTCCAAGCTGTTCAAGTTCGGCCCGGTTACGCTGACCAACAATGAATGGCTGGACTTCGGCTACCAGCGGGCGAAGTCGAACGCAGCAGCGGCCCACATGGTCAAACTGACCAACTTCGCGCCGGTTGTCTCCCGGATGTACGTGTCGGACGCCAGCGGCGCAACGTACACATTCGTCGTGGGGGCCAGCCGGTTCCCTCGGCTCACGGACCTTTGGGTGCTGAACGGCGACGGGGGCGGGATCAACTTTGACCCTGACGCATCCTCAACCAACAAGCCGATTCTGCGGGATGTGGTGATCGAGGGGTTTGAGACCAACGGCGTGAACGTCGAAACCAACGTCAGCGAAATCAACGCGGTCAATGTCTACATCGACAGCGGCACGACTGCGGCAGGGTCGGGGGCGATCCCGAAGCGCGGCACAACCGGATGGAGGCAGAACACGCCGGTTGGCTCTTTCGCTGTGGGCGGGCATCTGCTGACGAATGTGACGGTCATCAACAGCGAAGTAGGTTTTCACTTTACCGACGCGCAACTGACGACGATGGCGAACTGCATCGCGGACAGCACGGCAGGCTATGGCATCAGGCTTGACGGCGCTTGCGACTACATGCACTTCAACTCCGTGTTTGTCGGGACGACGATGGGCGTGTATGTCGGCGGGACATCCTCGCACATCAATTTCTCCAGCCTGTCCACCGTGGCAACCGGATCAATTCCGCCCTGGGGTGATGCGACTTTCTACCTGACGGCAGGCCCGTACTACGACTTGACTGTCGCCGACACGGCAGAGGTGAAGGTAGAGGGCGATTCGTGGTTCGGGCGCAAGCAGGTTTCCGTCGCGGCAGGGGCCACGCTGAACGTGAACGGCGGAGAGCGCAGGCTGTGGGACACCAACGGCACTGTTGCAGCGGCGACCACGATCTACCTTGACGACGACGGGGCGCTGGCGACCGAAGGGGATACGGTGTACCGCATGCCCTTCGACGGCTACATCTTCAGCCTGGATGCCTACGCTGACGGCTCGCCGGGTGGTGCTGACACCTTTATCTACACGGTTCGGGTAAGCGCATCAGATACAGCCCTGACGGCCACCATCAGCGCAGCGGAAACCAGCAAGCGGGCATACCCGGCGACGGCGATCTTTGCCAACAAGGGGGACTCCATCACGATCAAGCTGGTGACAAGTGCCACGGCATCGGCCCGCAGGCACACGGGCAATTTGCACATCCTCGGGGTGTGACGAAAGCGAGCGATGTCCAATGAAGACAAGATCACCGATTCCGAGTGGCTGCGCCTGCAGCGGCTGGAGTCAGACCGCAGGGCTTGGCTATGGTCGCGGCTGAAATCTTTGGCTGGGTGGATCGGCGGCGTGCTGACGTTTCTGTGGGCAGGGATCGACGCATTCGGGAAACTCATGGAGTGGGCGACCCGAAAATGACCCGAAAAATTGCCGATTGGTTGCACCACTACCGGACAATCCCGTGGGTTGTGATCGTTTTGCTGCTGCCCGCTGGACTCTGGCCTGCGTCGTGGTGGATGGATGTGCGCGATGTCAGCCTGTCCGATTCAAGGCATGGCGAGCAGATCGTGATGACGGTTGACAGGCAAGTGCACCATGCATTTCGCGGGCATTGGTCTGTGACTGTTCGACAGTGGGACGGCGCTGGATGGGTGACGTACTGCAACGCGCAGGGGTCAAGCAACTACCGCGCCGACGCACGATTTCCCGTGCCGCTGACGCTGAAGTGGTGGACTGACGGTCAGTGCTACGACCTATCACCGGGCCGGTACAGGATCACCACACGCTGGGTGATCGACACAGCACTGCCCGACAAGGAGGTAACTGTGGACAGCAACGTGTTTGAGGTTCGTTCATGACCTTCGACCCCTCCAAGACAATTAGCGCAAAAAGGGCTAAACCATGAACTTCGATATTGCTTTTGAGAAGTTGATCGGCCATGAAGGCGGCTACGTCGATCACCCGGCAGACCCCGGTGGGCGCACCAAGTACGGAATCACGCAGCGCAGCTACCCGAACGAGGACATCCGCAACATGACACTAGAACGCGCAAAGGACATATACCGGCGCGACTTCTGGTGGGCGTCTGGATGCGACACCGTGCCCGATGCCGTCAAGTTCGACCTGTTCGACATGGCGGTTAACTCGGGCGTGAAGCCCGCCATCAAGACGCTGCAACGCGCTGTCGGCGTGGATGATGATGGAGTGATCGGCCCCCGCACCATGCAGGCAATGAACGACATGCACCAGGCGCGGTTCGTGGCTCGGTTCAACGGCTACCGGCTGCGGCTGATGTCATCTTTGCCCAACTGGCCAGCGTTCGGCAGGGGTTGGGCCAATCGCATTGCCACAAACCTGATTGAGGCGTGAAATGAACCCCTTGCTGCTCGGCCCCCTATTCGACCTCGGCGGCAAGATCATCGAGCGCATGTTTCCAGACCCTGCAGCAAAGGCTGCGGCGGAATTGGAGCTGCTCAAGATCGCCCAGGCAGGCGACCTGCAGACCGTCCTGGCGCAACTGGAAATCAACGCCAAGGAAGCGCAGCATCCGTCCATCTTCGTGGCCGGATGGAGGCCCTTCGTGGGCTGGTGCTGCGGTACGGGCTTGGCATACGCCACCATCGGGCACAACATGCTTGCATGGCTTGCAGCGGCGAAGGGCTGGCCTGCACCGCCTGCGGTGGACTCGGATGTGCTGATCTACACGCTCGGCGGCTTGCTTGGGATTGCTGGTCTGCGGTCGGTGGAAAAAGTAAAAGGCGTGGCGTGAAAGCCATCAAGCCCTAGCCAATTATCACGGATTATCCCCGCGCAGATAATGGATCTAAAGGCCATCAAGCCCTAGCCTTTGCAGAAACGCCGCAGACGCGATGCAGAAACTCTGCGGCTAAGTGGTTGATTATGTTGGGCATGTTGGGGCTGTCGATTCACAGCTTGCCCGCGATGTCTGACGCGCTCGGGTTGAAATAGATCATGGCTTGCTTGGGGTCTCGCCATCCGAACATCTTGCATAGCTCGAGCAGTTGCAGCTTGGGCGCAATCCATGTGGCGGCAGTGTGCCGGGTGTCGTGCCAATTCATGCCAGACAAGCCCGCCCGCGCTCGAGCAGCGCGAAAGTGAACATCAATGCTGCCAGCCGTCACCCCGAACACCGATTCAGCGTGATACCCGCGCATCTTCTCGAGAACGCGCCTAGCCTTGGCAGACAGTGGAACATCTCGAGCGGTGCCGTTCTTGGTCTTTGGCAGGCGCACAAACCCGGCAAACACATCCGCCCAGGTCAACCCGGCCAGTTCGCCCGCCCGCATGCCTGTACGCAATGCCAACAGGAACGCATGGGCAACGCTGTGGCGGGCTGTCTCGAGTTTTGGGTATCCGAGTGCCCGCAACAGCGCTCGAGCTTCCTGGCGGCTGATTACGCGGCTCCTATGGCCGGGTGCGGTAGGCTTGCGGACTTCCGCGCAAGGGTTGACTGTCAGCCAGCGCCACTCCCTGCGGGCCTGCTCGAGTACGCTGTGGATCAGCTTCATCTCACGCAGCACAGACGCGGGGCCAACCTGCTTAAGTCTCGAGTCCCGCCATTGCTGGATGTGGGTGGCCGTCAACTTGTCCAAAGTGATGCGCGGAAAATCTCGAGCAAGTTTGGCAAGCCTGACAACCTCCCACCGTTCGCCTTTGTGCGTAGGCGCAACCTCCCCAGCGTATTTGTCGAACGCATCTTGGATGGTGCGTAGCGTTCCCTCCTGCCCGCTCGAGATGGTCTGCAGGTCGATGGTGCGTTGCGCTGCCCACAGTTGCGCGGCTTTCTTCGTGTCGAACGTGCGAGAATCACGCTGGCCCCGGACGTATAGCTGTACGCGATACCCGGTGCCATAGGGCTTGATCGATGACATGGGGAAAATTTGGGGGATTTGGGTGCCGAACTTCCCCATTGTGGGGGAAATTGGGTAATCCACCTTCCGCGTTTTCCCTGCGTACGAGAGAAAAGCAGAACAATTATGGTGCCCAGGAAGGGACTCGCTGTAAGAGTGAAGCATGGCAGTTTTGGGGAATTTCTGCGTAATCAGGCAGAAACTCGAGCTTCCCACTCCATCACTTCCGCACGACTCCAGCGTCCATTTACTCGAGTCGGAATCTCGCGGCGGCGCTCCATAGCCAGCAGCGTTTTCCCGGTGACGCCATAGCGGGCCTGCATTTCCTCTTGCCCGATCCACGGCGCGACGGCTTGGGCCATGCGGGCAATCTCCCGGCGCAGCATCTCGAGTTCGCTCATAGTTCGACCTCCACCACTTTCCAAATCTTCTTGATTTCTGCCGTCATGGCTTCGCGGAAGTTGCAGGGCGAAGTCTCGAGCTTGAAATTGCGCGGCGGGTACAGCGCGGCAATGTGCGCGGCCTCCACGCCGTTCAGAATCTCGGATGGCACCTCTAGGCAGGAGTACGCAGAAAACCGCTCCTGATCGCCGCGCCCCATCGCCCACAGGTGATTGGTTATGCGGCTGTAAGTGTCGGAAGCCTTGCCGATGTAGAGCAGTTCGCCGCAGATGTCATACAGGGCATAGATGCCGGTGACGCTCGGGCCATCGTGTTTCTTGGCGTCATACCGCTGCGCATCAGGCTGCAGGATGTAGTCGCGCCAATCCGGGGGTGTGTAGGGCGGCTCCTTGGATACGTCTTTGCTCTCCAGCCAGGACAGCACATGGTCGGATTTCACGATCACCCGCCGTCCATCGGTGCGGTGCGGTATGCCCTGCTCCACAAGCCACGCTGACTGATGGCGGCTCCAGGCTTTGCCGGTGAGTTCCGCCAGTTCGTCGGGCGTCAGTAGTTTGATGTCGGTCATCGCATGGACTCCGCGCTAATGGTTTCAAATGGATGTATGGATGCTTTTGCCGCAAGATAAGCGGCGGCAGCTTCTTCCTTTGAATCAAACCCCCCAAGCCAGATCGACTTATAGTTAATGCGAATGACAGCACCCCACTTTTTTCGCCCTTTTCTTGGGCTTACGCCAAGCATTCCTGACTTGTTGTTCTTTTGTGCTTTGCGTTGGTTTTGCTGATTCTGAGCGTTCGTTGCCTCGCGCAAATTCACGATTCTGTTGTCTGATGGAATGCCATTTATATGATCAATGCATTCGCATGGCATTGACCCGTGGACATACATCCATGCAAGGCGGTGCGCGGCATACCATTTCCAATGAACCATGATCGCAACATAACCGTCAGACCTCAAATGCCCCGCAATAGTGCTTTTGCTTTTGTACCGATGCCAAAAAACTCCTGTGGCGGGGTTGTAAAACAGGGCGTTCCGCAAAAATTCAGCCGTCAATTTTTCGTTGCCTGCGTTATCCATTGACGCCCCCCTTGAGTGCGGCGCGGGCGGCGTCGATCTGTTCGTCCCAATCCTCGGGGCCGTACCGCTCGGCGTAGAAGATCAGCGAACCGCTGTGCCACGCCACATCGCGCAGATAGACGTATCGAGCCGCATCCCTCTGCAGTGCATCCGCCCCCTCCGTCAGCCCCGCCACCTGAGCAGCCCGCACAGTCTCGGCAAGCGCCAATTGCTCCCGCAGTGCCAGAACCTCGTCGCAGTTCTTGGCCGCCTGCTCTACTGCGTGGTCGTATTCGACTTGCAGCGCAGCCTTGTCGTCCTGCAGCATCTTGTTGGTGACACGCAGGCGGTCGATTTCGCGCAGTTGCAGGGCTACGCCAGCACGCAGTTCAGCGTTTGTCAGGGGGTCATCTTCCTGCGTGGCGGAGGTGGGCTGTGCTGCCAGATGTGCGCGGATAGACGCTGCTACAGCGGTGCATTCTTCCGTCATGGATGGTGACCATGAGGGGCTGCTGGTGTACGCAGTGGCTTCTTCCAGCGCATCCAGCGCCTGCTGCAATAGGGTGGTGGTCATGGTCATGCCCTCATCAACCCGGCCCACGGCCCGGTGTATTCCCGCCACGCATCACCCCGGCGGATGCGCGAGACGATCGACACGCTGACCTGGTGCTGATCGGCCACCACGGTGCAGGGCGCATCACCGGCGCGGATTGATCGCACCGCCTCGATGTCCAGCTTGGACTTGCTCCGGTGCGCCGTGGAGATCTTCACGCGCGTGGACAGCTTGACCGCGTGCCCCTTGCCGGCCTGAGCCTTGGTGCGGGCCACCAGGTGCTCGGGGTCCATGCACAGGCAGTGGCAGGTGTCGCGCACGCCGATCTGCCGCTTCTCAGTCAACGGGCCACGCAGCAGCTTCCAGACAACGCGCCGGGCTGACGTGGCCTTGTCGTTGAATCGCATCATGGTAAACTGGCCCAGGTGGGCGTGGGCCTGCCACACCATGCACCCGGTCAGATCGTCGCGCACGGTCTTGCGCTCCAGGTAGGCGCGCATCTCTTCGGCGTTGGTGGGCGCCGCGACTCGCGTGAACTTCATTTTGCAGGTCCTTCCGGCAACTCGCACCAGCCAGTAACGTGCTTGCTATCCAGCGGCTGATCGTTGCTGTCGTACCAGAATTCGCGCCCGTCAGGATTGCAGCCGAAGTAGCCCTCGCAACTGGTGCGGATGCCGTCAACGTCAAGGCCGACCAGAACGGCGGTGTCGGCGTCGGGAAGGGCAGTGGGCTTGTGCCAGGTGATGGTGGAGGTGGTCATGGTGTTGGTGTGTAGGTGGGCCGGCCAGGCGCAGCGTGCTGGAGCGATTCTTTCAATGCTGACTATCACTACTTCCGGCCCGAAACTGGTTACTCGCCGATGGCGGCGAACTGCTTGGATGCCAGCGCGTGCAACTCGGCCTGCTGCTCGACGTTGGGCACTTCGGCGATCAGGGAGCGTGCGTAGTCCAGGGCGTCGGCTGTCGTGGACTTTGCGATCTTGTCGGCAACGGATGCGTAGGACTGCACGGTGCCGCCCAGCCCGGTTTCCTTGCCAATGGCGGGGCTGTCGCTGTGGATCTCGCCCGTGGCGTTGTCAACGTGGCCCAGCACGCCGCGCACGGCATTGATGCTGCTGGCCGGGCGGACATCCTCCACGGTGTCGATCAGTTCGTCGTCGGTACGCAGGCCCATGCTGATCTCGGGCGCGTAGGTCCGCACAAAGAAAGCGGCAGATCGGTACATCAGCATCAGCTCGGGCATCGTCTTCCACTTGCTGCCGTTCTTGGTACTCCAACCCTCTTCCTTCGCCATCTGGATGGACACCTCGGGCCCGACAAGCTCCTCGCCCGTGGCCTTCTCCACCGCCCAGGCTCGGCAGGCAGTGTGTTCGGCGTTCCAGCGATAGCGCAGGGCGGAGAACTTGCCGGACTGGTTGAACGTGGCAATCAGGAACTTGGAAGACCAGCCCGGGTTGCCATGCACGATGTAGAGGTTTTGCATCACCTGCAGCGGGCTGGCCCCCATGCGGTTCGCCATCTCGAGCGCAACGATGCAGTTCGCCAGGTTGCCCTTGTATTGCTGGGGCACGAGGTCGGAGGCGGCGAACGCCTTGCCGATGCGCTGGGCCAACTCCCAGCCGCTGGAGCTGTGAAAGCTCGGCATGACGGCTGCATTGCCTTGCGGGGCCAGCTCGGCGCTGGTGGTGGTGTCGAGGACTGCTGACATGGTTTCTCTCCTGTGGTTGATTCAAAGCGCCCAGGCGGGCAGGGAAATGGGGACGATGCTGGGCGCGTACCCGGGCCAGACCCCGGCGCGCTGGCAGGCGGCGTATGTGTCGAGCAGGCCGCGATATTCCTGCCGGCCCTTGTCGAGGGACTCGTCGTCCAGCATGCAGGCGCACGCGGCATGGGGCCAGTCGGACTCCACCGCCACAAACACAAAGCCCAGCACTTGCAGGCCGGATGCGGCGGCATAGCCGTCCGAGTACCAGGCCGCTTGCCGGTGGTAGCCTTTGCGGGCCACCTGGCGGGAAAACTCGTCGGGGTCTGCGCTGCTGTACGTCTTCACGTCAAGCAAGATCACGCTGGTGGCGTTGACCGGGTACACCCAGTCCGGACGGCATCGGCACTGGGAGCCGGTCGCCTCATCGATCCAGAACGCAGACACTTCCGGCTGGCCGGCAGACAGCAGCCGCGCCACATCGGGCAGGGCGCGCACGGATAGGGCCTGCGCCTGCGCGGTGGCCGAGTCTTGGGGCTTGATGGCTTGGCGGGCTTCCGACGCCTCCCAGGCCTTCCATTCCTTCGTGGCACGGCTTACATCGGGGCCGATGGCGTATCGCTTGTCGAACTCGGCGGGCTCCAGAATGGCGCAGTGCGCCAGCGTCCCGGCAAGCTGCCCAGCCTTTTCGGCGGGATCTGGCCGGTTCGGGTCGAGGTGCAGCGAGTAATAGTGCAGCGGAGACCGGGCCAGATCGTTCAGGCCGGAATTGCTGATGCCGGGCATGGCGTGGTATTGGTCGGCGTCCAGGCCGTGGACGATGCCGGTGGGGAGGTCGCGCTTCATGCCGACCACCACGCAACCAAAGCAGCCGCCAGCAACACGCCGATCACCACCGCAAGAAATAGCCCTGCTGCGCGTTCTGTGCGCGACTGTGGGTAGTGGTGAATCGCTTGCCCGCCTGCGACCCATGTGGCGTCTTCCATCGTGCGGGGAGTGGTGACATATGAGCTTTTCATTTCACGGCCTTTCCGTAAGCTGTGTTTGCCCGAACATGCGAACGTTGTGTGTACGTGCGCAGTTCATCCAGACGCGCATCCGATTCCAGCGCAGCACGCACGCTGTCAGCGGCTTCCTGTGCGTCGGTGTCGGGGCCGTTCATCTTGCGAAGCGCCGCCAGGACGATGGCGATCAGGGCGATGTAAGCCACTACGGCGATGATTGCGGCGGTCATGCCGCCACCTCTGCATTGATTTCCTTGAGCATCTCTTTGACGTAGTAGCTCAACTCCGACCGTGCCGACAGTAGGGGCACGTAAGGCGCACCAGCTACCGGCTTGTCGTTCATGTGGTCGAGCGATTTCTGCATTGCCTCCAATGCATTGACAAGCACGTTCAGGGGTACTGCTTTCATGTCTGCTCCTTAGATTGCGGTTGCTATGAATGCCGGGACAGCGCCAGTGCTGCGCGGCGTGTACTGGTCGAGTTCTGCCCGCTGTTGTGCGCGGCAGGCTTTGTCGTCATCTGCCCACTCTTGCGCGGCCATTGCGTCGATGTGGTGCTGTTCAATCGCTTCGATGGCGGCGTCCAGCGCCTCACAGGTCGGGTCGGTGTGATGCAGCGTCGAGGACATGGCGCGGAGGAAGTCGAGGATCGCGGCATCTGCATGGCCTGGACGGCGCAGATGGGCGAGGCAGTCAGCGTGGCGCATGGGGCGGCTCCTTGGTGTGGGTGGTTAGGCTGCGTAGGACGGGCCGTACATATTCACGGTCAGCTTGGAGCCGTCGGCAAAGCGATAGACGGTGCTGCGGGTGAAGAACTGCACGTCCACTGCGTCATTGCGAAGGTCGGCGTTCTTGAGGGCTTGCTGTGCTTGGTTCATTTCGTTTGCTCCGGTGGGTTGTTTGCTGCGATGGGTTTAGTATCGTCTAGCGAAACAATGCAGTCAAGCCAAACGATACAAAATCGTTAGACAGAGTTCACATGAAGCCCGGCGCTAAATGCCGGAGTGGCGCATAAAGGCGCGTAAAGCCTTATTTCGCGTGCGGAATTGGTAGAACTTCCATGCCCTGCAGGACAAGGTTCAGGCGGGATCGAGCCGCAGGCTCCAGATCGTCATACGCTTGAGCTAGTGCGCGAGCTGCTGGACTCATTCCATTTGCGCGGCCAAGCACCAAGGCATCGGCGGATACCCCGAGAATCTCGCATATCTGTCGCACATGCGTCACTACCGGGAAATGCCGGTTAGCTTCCCAGTGCGCAATGGTCTGCTTGCTCACTGGCGGCGCTAATTTGCCCCCGAGCGACTCGCCGGACAATTTGGCGTCTTTCCTGGCCTGCGCCAGCCGTTCGCCAAAAGTCGAGCCTAACAACATGCCAAAAGCATAAAGGCTCGGCACCTTATGACGAAAGAATTGTATCGCCCTGCTTGACCACAGGGTTTCGGCAGACGATACTTCAGGCATGTCAATCACCGAATCAATCGAGAAAGCCGCCAAGATTCTCGGCAATCAGGAGTCGCTTGGCGCGTTGTGCGGCGTCACCAAAGCTGCCGTATCTCACTGGAAAAGCATCAACAGCATTCCGGTTGAGTATTGCTACCGCATTGAAGAGGCAACGGGCGGGGCAGTCACTCGCCGCGATTTGCGCCCGAAGGATTGGCACGACATCTGGCCCGATCTGAAAGAGGTGGCCTGAATGCAATTCTTTTTTGATGGGCTGACTGAAAGTCAAACGAGGGTCTACCGCTATTTGGTGGACTACTTTTGCGAAAACGACCAGATTCCCTCTCATCACGCGATCAGGGAGCATTTTGGTTGGGCATCGCCGAACACATCGGTTGAGTATTTGAAGCGATTTGAAAAGCGCGGGTACATCGAGCGCAACGCTTGCAACAAGTACAGATTTGCCCGCAAAGCGCCTGTCACACCACGCCCACTGCCCAAGCGC